TTATTCCCTTGTGGCATTTGCTTTGTTCTTTCCGATTTCGAGATACAATATCATTTCTTGCGGCATCTGCCTTTTCATCATCTCCCCCATTTCTTCTGGTGAAATCAGATCCATGAGTTCCATCATCTTCTTATTCAAATTTTCCGGAACTCCCAGTGCTACAGCTCTGGGATAGAGCATTACAAGGCATTTCAGCGGATATCTGTCCGATGTCCAATTATACGGATCATGTGCTCCTCCATTCAATACTTTAAGTGTTTCTTGATATGTCTCTCCAATTAATTCTACTATTTTCTTTGTATACATATTGTTTACCTCACTCCGTCCAATCTTCTTTCTTTTCAAGCACGTCTTTCAGTACTGTTTCCGGCACGTCTTTCATTTTCTTTAATTCTTCCTCTGTGTATCCCATTTTGTCAAGCTCTCTCGCTATCATTACCGGTGTTACTTCTTCTGGCTTTGCATTTTCGCTTTCTTTCTTTAGTTCTTCCAGTGCTGCATTCAGAGCTTTCCCGAAAACTTCTCTTGAATCTTCTTTCTTTTCTTCCTGTTTAGGAATGTAGACAACGATGGTTTTCTCCTCCTTGTCATAGCTTCCTGATTTTGTTTTGCAATCTGCATAGTTTTCTTTGTACTCTCTATAGCTCATTCTTACTTCTTCGCAGTTTTCAGATTTTTCTTCGTTCATTTTCTTTTTATAGCATTCTGGGCAGAGTCCGCTTTTTCCGAAATATTTAATCTTTCTTTCACGTTCTTCTGCTTTTCCGTAAATTTGTACCTCTTCTGCGTGTCCGCAACTAAACATAACACTATATTTCATTGCTTTTTTCTCCTTTCTTTCCTCTCTGCAATTATAATATACACTAATTTAGTGTATTTGTCAATAGTTTTTCACCGATTTGGTGTATTTTTAAAAAGTGAACGTGGAATCACGACCTTTCATCTTACAGGCAGTACATAATATAATACGTGTTGCCATCGTCTTCGACAATTCCCCAGTCTGGAATTGCTATCTTTTCCTCTAGCATTTTCCTATACTTTTCCTGCTCTTCTTTGTCAACTCCCCATTCCTCCATATAATCATCGAAGTGTTTCTCAAAGTCTTCTCCCTCGAATACTACAGTGCCTCTTTTAAGTTCTTCTTCCGCTTTTCTTTTTGAATATCCATTTTTCATTAATACTTCGATATCAGTCATCTTTTTTCCTCCTCTCAGAATCTCGGCTACAACTAGCCGTTCTACATAGTCGGGGCATTTGCTAAGCCCCTTCTCCCAATTTTCGAGACTCCTGTACGGAATCCCGAGTTTCCGGGACACGTCCTTTCTGGACATCCCCCGTGCCTTGCGAGCTTCTTCAATATTCATCGCTTCGCTCTCCTTTCTTTCCTCTCTGCAATTATAATATACACTAAATTGGTGTATATGTCAATTGTTTTTCACTAATTTAGTGTGTTTTAGAGCAAAAAAATAAGGCCGGAGAAACCTCCGACCTTGTTAATCATTTCAGAACAACTGGAATCTGTCAACTTTCTTCCCAAAGCTTCCGGCATATCCATCCTGTCCACCGCCTGTCTCATTATTGTACTGCCAGTCATAGTAGTTGCCGTTCACGGGACTGACTCTGTATTGTGCTTTCTGACTGCTGCCATCCGGGGCAATATAGATCACCTCGATAGCATCAATCGGCTTACCGTTTCCGGCATATCCATTTACCGGATCAGCCCAGTTGAACCCGGTCACATATGGCAGCCACTTTCCACCCAGTACATGAACACGGTATTTGACTTTTCCCACGTTACACATTATGGCAACGTCTGTGATCGCCTTGCCCCTGACTCCTGCATAGTCTGCAAGATTCTTTACGGATGGATACGTTTTTCCCCCGGCTTTCACGCAGTAGGTAAATACTACTGCCGCATTATAGTGTCCTCCTGATGGTTTGGCAGTCTCTTTCGGAACAGAAGCTGTTCCCTGTCCGTAATCAATATCACAGAGCTTCAGAAGATGCGTGAATCCATTCTGTGACAGATTGGCGATCCGCACACCGTAAGCTGATCCATCAGCAGCAATGTACTGATCATTTCCGAGATAGATTCCAATATGCCCATTCATCCATACTGCCCAGCCGATATGTGCATCAGATCTTTTGCTGATCGGGATCACCTCAACTGCTGTACTCCTGTACTGTCCTGATCCCCGGACAATGCCGGTATACCAGCTAATCAGACCGGAACAGTCTACGCATACCTTTCCGGCTTTCTTATCATCTGATTTCCATACACAATTAGATCCATACACTTTCCTGAGTGCCTGGATCTTTGTCAGGCTCATCACCGTACCCTTTGCCCCATATACATAGGGTGTTCCGATCTTACTTTTTGCAAATGCGATTAATCCTGCTGCTGTCTTACTCATATTTTTCTCCCTTCCTGCACCGGTGCAAAAAGAGGACGATGTTACTCGCCCTCTGAATCTCTATCTATTTCCTTGTCTCTTAACTGCAATAATACGTCTTTTAATTTTTCTGGGATTGGAACAAATACCGCTGCATTTTCCAGCAGGCTCAACGCTTCGTTGCAAATGTAAAATGTAATAACCACTTCCCGGAGTGGAATCGTGCCACCGATCAGCATCTGAATCAGGTAAGCCACAGCGACCACAATAAACATCACGATCTTTTTCAGCAGTCCACGGAATCCTGTCTCGGATGAGAGCTGCTTCAGGTAAATTCCTTTCAGCACTCCCGTGACATAATCCAGCACTGCAAGACACACGATCGTCTTAAGCAGTACGTCCCATCCTCCTAAAAAGTACGCAAGGACTCCACCCAGGAATCCAAATACAATGCTGATTTCATTAAATAACTTGTCCATTTTTTTCATATTCCTCACTTTCCTCTCTTTCATCCGATTGCGAACACCGGGCGAATCCCGTAAGTGCTTGTAGCCATATCACTGCTGGCATCTCCGTATTGCGATATCAGGGTGTATGTCTGCGATCCTGCCGCATTCCGCAACCAATAGTTTACACCAATCGCTTTCAATTCAGGGGCAAGGCGGAATAGCACCAACTGCTGTGCATCAGATGTCTGCTTATTATTGTTGTCAGCACAAATATATGTTCCATGTACCATTACTTCGTTCATGAGATCTACAGATGCATTGACCCATGAGCCATCGGAAAACATCTTATGTGATATCAGTATGTTTTTAAATGCGTCCGGCAGCGAGTTAGCTATTTGATTTAACCGCACAGTTTTCATCGCCGAACTTTTGTAGCCGCCTGATGTGCTGTTTCCGGTATTCATCTGTCCGCTCCCTAATATAGTATCTGGAACGATTAATATATGGGGTTTTTGTACTTTTTCTGATTCCGGATAACCTACATTTTTCCAGTAATTGATGTCTGCTATCCGATATTTCACTCCATTTATCTCCCAGTAGTCACCAACATACAAATCCGCAAAACTTCCATCCCGGATGACTTCCAGCTGCTCCTCCGTGATCGATTCTCCCAGATGTTTACCCCGGAAGATGTTCCGGTGCATCGGTGACAATCCAGTCATGTATGTGCTGACTGCCCGCTCCACCATCTCAGCGGTAGCCGCAAACTTTCCAGCCTCTGCATCCTCCCGGATTGACTGGGCGATCTGCTGTGTCTCGTCCACCTTGTTAAGTATCTGCTGCCATACTGTCGGCTCAGGATCGGATGGAGTACCACCCGAGAGCGTTGCCGGAACCGTAAAGCTCTTGGTGTCGGTCGTGATAATCGTCTCGCCCAGTGTCCCGGATACTGATACCCCAACCCGCCCCGGTGTAGCAAGAGCCTCTGCGGGAACGGTACAGATATCCTCTTTCAGTAGCCGTGGAATAGTATCACCATCCGCTCCACGGAAGAAAGCAGTCTTTCTCATTCCATCTCATTCCCCTGAAAAGCTGAACTCTGCTTTCAGATACTCCCTTGTCCCCTCTGCTGTCTCAGGCGGCTCAAGATAGAGCCGCTGATTTACTACTTTGATTTTCATGCTTTTTCCTCATCCTCTTTTACAAGTTCTGCCATACCGGAATCCTCCAGAATCTCTTTTACCTTGTCCTTTAACAGTCTTGGAACCTGTCCATATGTCTTCTTTCCTAAGATAATCTGCTGTGCCCATAACATTGCCATCATTTCTTTACCTCCTGCATTCTGCATTAATATGAATATATTGGTTAATAGAGTTACCATTTTACTGATACACCTGTTCGGACATTTCCAAGATGCATCCTTTCAACATCTCTACCTGTTCTTTTAAATCTGCATTCTCCTGGATCAGTGCCTCCATCTTTTCTGCCACTGTTTCACCCGGCCTCGACAGAATAATGCCTATAATACCAGCTGTGTACTTGGTGATTCCCTCAAGAGTGGTATACCCCTCATATTCTCCGACCGTCTGACTACGCTCTGATATAACCATCTTCCGGGTCTTCAGCTCATCCCCAAACATTCCCCGGAGATCCTCTTCCGTGGCTGATACGGTCTTGATCAGCAGTGTGCCGTCACATTGGATGGACGCTGACTGGATCTGCAGGTCTGTTCCGTCATTGTATGTAAGTATCATGTCGCCACCTCCTAATCTACCAGCCATGCAATCTGCGAACAGATATAACCGTTATACTGCATCTGCACGTTGGCTCCACGGAAAAGTCCTACCTTTCCTGTTCCCATGCTTGCCGGTGTTACGGAAATAAAAAAGTCCGGATAGGTCTGCCCTCGTACTACTGCCGGTGCGAATACATAATTCGCCGGACGGTCACCCGCCGCAAGATTAACGATTGTTCCGTCTGCTGCGGAACTGGTGTCCACAAGATTCAGGATCCTTAACTTTCCCATCCGCTGCAGCCGCACTCCTGATTTCAGTGTCTCCGTAGATGGGGTCATGTCTTCTTGCATCGTAGCCATTGACGGCAGGACTTCTAATAGCTTTTTCACTTCCGTCACATTGATTCCATCCAATGTAATCTCAAATACCGGGCAATCATCCACAAGATCACCCTCCTGCAGATTTCCCTGCGTATATCCCGGAACTGTAGGTGTACCGCTTGTTGGCGTTCCCATAATATACAGCCATTCACCTGTCTCGATACCGGTCTCTTTATTCCGGGTATATCGGTTTACGACCAGATCTTTTCTCTTCATTCCCTGTGTTCCGTTCGTGATCGTGACCTCATCATAAGTACCAATCTTCACAGCTGATACATTCCCGTGATGTGCCATGATTCCGCTTCGGATCTTAAGCAGATTATTCGATGTTAATTCCGGTTCAAGATTTTCCCCGGAAGTCAGAATGCAGCTCCCCTGCCCGATCGTTCCCTCAAGGATCTGCCGGAACTGCTGACTGGTAACGTGAGGACTGCCGGTCTTTCCTGATACTATCTCCATGTTCAATCTCCTTCCAATTTATATTCTTTTGATATGATTCCATTTGTGACACTGTAAACGATATTTCCGACTGATTTTTTCATTGCCATCCCTGTAAGGTAATCTCTGCCACCGATGACATCACCGATCGCCACATCAATTCCCAATTTTTCAATATCCATATCGAATGCCTTTTTATTGCAGATTTCTTTCAACTTTTCCACTGCTTTCGACTTAAGCTCCGCTGTCTCCGTTGACGTATTTTCGTAAACTTCCGCAATCTCATCCAGACCTATATAGTAAGGCTCTTCCCGAAAAGATCCGTCCGGCCAGACATACAGATGGTATACAGTACGATCAGCAAGCTCCCCTTTTCCAGCTACGATCAGATGATTGATTCCGTTCCGACTGTCTTTCATCGTATAGTTCAGGCTGCAGTCTTTTGATAATTCCACCTGATCCGAATGATCTACAACCGGCACGGCACTGATCAGAACGTATCCGGGAATCCCTTCCTCTCGTTTGTGCCGGATCTCTAATCTGTACCCCTTACTTGCGAGCATTTCTACAATTCCATCGAGCAAGGTACAATATCTGTCGAACTGGTAGTTGCTCACAGACACCCCGGTATTCTCCTGGCTTACTACAAAGAGTCCGTCAAATTCCGGCTCGATCAGCGTCTTCAACACTTCATTCAGTTCCCCGGATATTTTTTTATAATCACTTCCGGCTGGCGGCTGGATAATTTTATGCTCCAGCATTCCACGCCATGTATAGCCTTTCAATTCCACGTAATCCAGAGTTGTATCGGTCAATACACTTCCTATGATTCCACCGTATTCCGTATCCGGGACGTACACCAACGCATCAAATGTCAGCGACTGTGTCCAGTAGCAGCGTGCAATCTGCACTGTAAACATCTTTTTATCGTTGACATCAAATTCAACATTTGCATTCTTTAGACTTCCGATTTCTCTTTGCGAATCTGCTAAAGTCACCATGCCGCTTCCCTCCGTTCCAGGAAGATATCCAGATCTATCCCATACGTTCCCGTCCAGTTCACCCGGATGAGACCGCTTGGGATCTTTTCAAAAATGGAATATTCATAACCTCGTTCATTAAACAGATTGGATACAGTTCCATTTGTCAGATATTTATATACTGTCTGCTCTGCGGATTCAATAATCATGTATTCATTCCGTTCCAGTGTGGTTCTGACTTCGTACGGGTATCCGTTGATTAATATCTTCGGATTTGTGCAAGGTCCGTATATCGTCATCTTAAAATCCGATGCAGAGGGATGGTCAATTTCAAATTCAGCCGTCCCCGCCCGGATATCTGCGAAATCAAAAGGAAAATCAAAGGAGAAGTCCAGTCCGCTTGCCGCTGTCATCTGGCTTTGCGGAAAAAGTTGCTGACTTACCACTGTAATCCACGACAAGGATGGGGCTGTAAAAGTAAGCTCCACCTCGGCCATATCGAACCCTTTCCAGTTCGACTTCTTTGACTTCTCCACACGGCAGGAGAGAAATGTGCCATTGACGTACAATCTGCCATGCACGCCAAGATCTGCATCTACAGCAAGCACGCTGTACAGTTTTTCCATATTTTTCGCAAGACCTTCCCCGCTGTCATATACATCCACCTGTACCGTCTTCTGATATCCGCTTGCAGTCTCATCCCATTCAGAGTCATACCAGTCCGCTTCTGCCGTATAATACGGATCAGCAAGAAAATTCAGGATCGCCCCTTTTGAATTTTTATAATACGCTTCTCTTATCATATTTTCGGCACCGCTCCTTTCGGCAGTTCCCGGTCTAACCGGGTCGTACCCAGGTATACCGGCCTGCTCTGCATCTTCTTAACACCGGCAGCCGTTGCATTCCCGACTTTCGCTGCCAGTTTCGTCAAATCCTCGTCTGAAATCCTCATAGTACTCTGTACGCTCTGCTGATTTATGATCTTTTCTGTACTCTGCAAGGCAAATGAGCTGGTGATCCTGTTTGTATTCACCGCCATCGCCTCCCGTACCCGGGTGGACAGATCTGCCATGTCCAGCGAGTTCAGTGCCGAACGTGCCATTCGTTCTGAAGCCTTTTTTACAGCCGGTATCTGATCGTCAATTCCAAGTGCGAATCCCCCACCAGAAAAACGCCCCGCTCCTCGCATTACTTTCGAGGGTGAATGAATCCCCAGTACGCTCTTGACTTTTTCATAAGCCGTACTTGCCATCTCTGCCGCTTTTGATGCAGCTTTTCCAACCCAGTCACCAATTCCACGGACAAATCCTGATCCGAAATTAGATCCTGTATCATACGAATTAATACTTCCTGCTCCGCTTTTTGCACTGGTAGCAAGGGATGTTCCTTTCGCCCTTGCATCCCCTGCCTTACTTCCAACAGCAGAAGAATACGCTGTTCCGAACGATTTTCCAGTACTTCCCGGATTCACCGATCCAGCTCCACGCTTCGCACTGTCTGCCAGTCCTTTTCCTCTTGTCAACAGCTTCCCGACAAAACTGCCGATCGCTGTATCGAAAAATCTTCCAAATGCACTACCGGTCGAGGTCGGGTCAACAGCCCCTGCTCCTCTTTTTGCAGCTTCTGCATTCGCTTTTCCCTGTTGTTCCGAAACTGACAGCTGTGATCCGATTCCTTCATTAAAAGAAGTCATCAACCCTGATCCGATTTCTTTCGTATCTCCTACTGATCCCCGCATAGCATCAAGCAGCCGGGAGATCACGCCAGTACCGGAAGAAGTAAGTTCCTCCTGACCTTCGTTCAATCCTTCAACCGCTCCCGGCCAGACATACGAAAAGATTTCTTTCACCGCACGGGACGGACTGTGGACATCAAGAGTCGTGATCAGGCTTTGCAGGAATGCATCCGCACCTTGCTCTGCCGGATCAACCAGCGTTTCAAACCCTTCCAGTCCTTCCAAAGCTCCATACCACGCCTGTGACCACGTCTCTTTAGTTTTTTCGTCCAGTCCTGAAAATCCTTTCAGAAAGCTTTCCATTCCTGCCTGTGCCTCAGTGCTCAGCGTACCGGATATCTTTGCCTGTGCCATAGCCGCTACAAGTTTTGCAGAGCCATCCTTACCGGCATTTTTTAATATTTCCTTGATCTGATCTGCACCAGTTCCGACCTGATTCAGGGCAATCCCCATTGCCTCCGTCAAGCCATCTTTGGTCTGCTGGGTTAATTGCATTGCTCCATCTTTTTCAGCGGAAAAAATACTGGTAAGCTTATCTGTCATTGCACTGGCCTGCTCGATGGCTGCTTCTGATCCAATCTCCAAAGTAGTGTCAATTCCGCTCTGAATTTCTGCCAGTGCAGAGTTGATCGTATCAGTATTTCCACTCATTGCTGCCTCTGTCAGGCTACTGTAATCGGAGATGACTTTCTGATTATCCTGCATCGCCGCATTGGCAGCGTCAAAGTTTGCCTGCAATTCTTCCAGTCCACTACCTGCTTTTTCAAGCTTTTCTTTCAGTTCTCCGTACTTTTCAGTATTCCGCACAATAGCTTCGCCCTGGGCATCATACCCCATTACTACAGCATTTGCCGATTCTGCTTCAAGTTCCTTCTCAAGTTCTACGATCTTGCTTTTTTTGCTACTAAGCTTTTCGTAAGCATCTGCCAGTTCAGCCGCCTTGTCTGCCTGCTCTTTCATTGCATCCGCATAGTCCGACTTCATGGAGTCAAGAACGGCTTCTGCTTTTTTTGCCGCAATCAGATCGTAGACAGATTTCTTCAAGTCGCTGTAGTTCTGAATCAGTCCATCGTTCAGGCTGATTTCTACACCTAACGCACTGGACAGCTCACCTGTGATATACGCTGCCCTTGCCTCCTGTCCTGCCTGCACTTTTCCATTCGCATCAACAATCTTTTGCAGTTCTCCCCACAATGCTTCTGCATTGTCGATCTCAGATGTGGCTGCCTGAATATTTTTCTGCCTTGCCGCTGCCTTTTCGTTAATACTGTCAATTTCATCCTGTGCTGCCTGGATATTTTCCTTTTGTGCCTCCGTCAGCCGATCTGTTGATGCTGCTTCATCATCCGTCAGCAGGATTGCTGTTCCGATACAGGCTGCCAGTGCCGCCCCTGCGGTAACAAGCAGACCGATTGGATTTGATGCCATAGCAGCGTTCAGGGCTGTCTGTGCTTTCGTCCACAGTCCGGTCAGGGCAGTCGTGACTCCGATCTGACCGCTATAGACTCCCATCAGCGTTTCCCGGATCGTCAGACCGCCGTTAGATGCTACAAGCTGTAAAGCGTTGGCTTTTTCCATTGCAGTCAGCCTTGCCAGTGCTGCCGCATTCAGGTTCGTCTGATTCTTACTGATCTTTGTAGCTGTGTTATACAGCTTCAATGCAGTCGTAGCTCCTGCTGCTAATGGAGCAACTACACCTAGATTCCCACTCAACAGGTCGATGGCTTTCGTAACCGGTGGGAGTGCCACTTTCGCAAGCGTTCCTGCCTCTTTGGTCAGATTTTTAAATACAGATACCGCCTTTTTCCCGGCTGATTTCAGCCCGCCCGAATTGAGCGATTCCGACAAGGCTTCTACTGCATCCTGTGCCGGTTTCTGTAACTCTGCCGGCAGGAGGCTCGCAAGTCCTCCCGCTATTGACTCTGCCACTTCTGCTGAGGCTGTCAGGAGTCTTCCTTTATTTCCTGACACGCCGGAAATGAAAGATTCGATGAAATCAACCGCTGTATCCACCATTTCCGGTGCGTGGGATGCTGCATCCACGGCAAAGTCTGCAAAGATGTTCCCGGCTTCTTTTACAGCCGATTTCAGACCGCCATTTTTAAAAGCGTTCGTCATATCACCTACAGCCTGAGTGGCTTGCACCGCCGTATCTTTCAGTGGCGTATCAAGAGATTCATAAATTTCAATGCCTAAACCCTCAAGGCTGGATTTCAAAATTGTAACCGCACCTTCAAGGTTGTCCTGCATTGTCTCTGACATATTCGCAGCCGTTCCGTCAGCGTTCTTTATGGCAGATGCAAGCTTGTCAAAATCACCCTGCGATGCATTTACGATAGCCAGCAATCCCGACATTGCCTCCTGTCCACCTAAAGCGGCAGCCATTTGAGCTTTCTGATCTTGTGTGAGTCCGGAGAAGCCTTTTCTCAGATCAACCATGATCTCATTCAGAGACTTCATGGATCCGTCACTCTTTGTCAGAGATATTCCCAGGGCATCCATAGCCCCCTGGACTTCGTTGGTTGGCTTCGCCATTCGGGTAAAGATACTTCGCAAAGCAGTACCTGCCTGGCTTGCCTTAATTCCGGAGTTCGCCATCAGACCGATTGCAACTGCACAATCTTCTACACTATACCCTAACGCACCGGCTACTGGTGCAACGTACTTAAACGTCTCTCCCATCATGCCTACGTTAGTGTTGGCGTTACTGGACGCTGCCGCAAGGACATTCGCAAAATGCGTAGAATCCGATGCAGACAGTCCAAACGCTGTCAGGGCGTCTGTAACGATGTCAGAAGTCGTTGCAAGATCTTCACCGGATGCTGCTGCGAGATCCATGATGCCTTCAATACCAGAAAGCATATCCTGTGTCTTCCATCCTGCCATAGCCATGTATTCCATAGCCTGGGCAGATTCGGAAGCACTGAACTTCGTCTTTGCCCCCATTTCCTTTGCCTTGTCAGTCAGTTTCTGCAGTTCGTCTCCTGTAGCTCCTGATATGGCTGATACTTTTGACATCTCGGACTCAAAACTGACACCGACCTTTACAGCTGCCGCCGCTGCACCTCCAAGAGCAGTGGACACTGCACTCACTGTTGTTGCTACAGTTTTCAAGCCAGTTTTCGCAAGCTTTCCCATTTTGCTTAAATCTTTTTCAATACCGGATGTGTCCAGTCCAGTATCAATAATTACTTTTCCGTCTGCCAATCATCTCACCATCCTTTTAGCAGCTCGCTTACATCTTCGCCCCGTTCCAGTGCCTCCTCCAAAGCTTTCAATTTCGCCTTATCCGGTGCTTTTTCTGTATCCAGTCCGTAATATTCCTGCATCGCCTGGTAGAATTTCTTTTGCTCCTTCGATAAACCTTTTGCCGACAGATCCAGTGTCCGGTACTCCATGATCTTCTGAAATCTTGTATCTCCTCCGAGATTTTCAAGTAAGATCATAAATTTCCACCAGTGCATCTCCTCTGTCTGCAGGTCGATTCCGTACTGCTGGATAAATCCCGCATAGATCAGATCGGCATCTGCCTCAAAATCAAATGCCTGCTTGCTGTTGATCCCGGCGATCTTCCGTGGAAAATGTTTCCGTTCCGGCTCTCTCCCGCAAGAGAAAAACCACAGCATCTTGTCAAAATGTTCTTCTGTATACCAGGTGTACTGACCGTAAAAAAGCCTGAGCATTCTCGCCATCTCGTCCTCAGTCAGCTCTCTGCCTGCATCCTGGAGGATTTTCTGACAACACAAAACGGTGCGAAAATCCCAATGGATCGGACATTCCACACCGCTAATTGTCAGACTTACCGGAAAAGGCTCTGTAAGGGAACTCATTCAGCCCCTTTCATTCCCAGTCGCTCTTTTACTGCTCTATACCTCTCACACTGTCGGATCTGTTCGTTAAGCAGTGCTTCATAAGCTTCCAGGTATAAGAGGTGATCGTGACCCGTTCCGCATACTTTTTCCCCTGTGCCTTCTCCGAAGGTTACATCAAAAAGGTGCTTGACCGTATCACACTGCTGTCTGATCGCATCCGGTTCCGTTCCTGTATCTCCAATCTTTGAAATTTCTTCCAGTTCTTTCAGATATGCCTTTTTACCCTCCTCAAAATCCGGGTCAAAAAATGAAAAATTTAATGTAACTCCGTTAATCTGCATTGTCTTTCTCCTCCATCTGTTCAAATAAATCTTTTTCTGCTTCGTCCGCTACAGCCTCACCAACTGAAGCATTATCAGTGAGGGAGATTATTCCCCCTCTGTAAATGCCTTGGTTGCTGTGTTGAACGTACCCTTTACCCAGTCAGTCTTGCCAAGCAGGTTACCAGATCCCTGAATTTCACCATCGTTATCCTTAAATTCAGAAATCTCGACCGCAACTTTTCTGCGTTTTGCTTCATAAGTTCCGGCTGAGCCGCTCACCGGCTTGTCCAGACACACCTTCACATAGAACGTATCTGCCTCCACCCCGGTCTTTTCGTTCTCACCGATCTCGGAAATGTAAGCGATTGCCGGCTCACTCTGGATCAGATCAAACTCAAGCGGTGCTGTCCATTCATAACCGCCAATGCTCTGCGTTGCACTTTTCTGATTGACGTATCTCTTTGACGTAGTCTGTGCAGACGGTGAATCATCCAACTGGGTCACCCCAATTCCGAGAAGCTCATATTTAGGGGAATCAGATCCCCCTGTAACGTCAATGTAATCTGCACGCTGGTAACGCTGCGTTACACCAGTGTCTTTTGCTGCTTCAAAAATCTGTAAATTCATTCTTTTCATTGCCTTACCTCCGTTTGTAATATAAAAAGCGGCACTGAATGCGGTACTGACATTTCGTGCCTTCGTTATCGTATAAATAGCCGCCTGTCGTAGCCTGAATAGACTTACTCGTGAGATTTCCCGACAGTACCGGAAGTCTTCCCTGCTCCGTACATTCATCCAGCCAGTCAGAGAATTTTTCGTAAAATTCCGCCGTGTCCTTGTTGCTTTCCTCTCCGTACCATTCCCGGGAACAAAGAGAAAATACCATCTGCCGGATCGTATCCCCGTTCGTATACCGTCTGACAATCGGGTCTGCCGGAGCAAGCTCCAGGCTATACGCTGTTGCATCCTCTCCCAGCAGATCCACGTTCACGATCGGGAACATCTGTTCAAACTCTTCCAGGAACGGACAGCCGGCTATAAATTCAGCGACTTTTGTTGCTACGCTCATCCTGCTTTCCCTCCACAAAAACTGGCTACTGCCTTTACAATCTCCGGCCCTCTGTCTGCCCACATCCGCTCTGCCCAGTGTGAACCCCGAAGACCATCTCCTTTGTGTTCATAATACTGCCGCCTTGCATAAGGTGCATTGTACGTGATCGTAGAGATTGCTTCTGTGGCATCCGTCTTCAATCGTCCAGTCAGCCGTGGGACATAGAGGTCAGACAGTCTTCTGACTTCGCTTGTAAAAAACCTCTGCCCTTTTCCGTTCTTGTTCAGGCTTCTCCTGAGCAGGATCTGATCTTTCGGGTCTAACTGCATTCTGATTACCATCACGCACCTCCACTGATTCTGATATGCGGGGATGATCCGATAAAATTCTCGGAATGGCTCTTCACCACCCCGACTACTCCGCTATACTGCTTTTTCAGGTCATCAATCCCTGTGACTTCTCCACCGCACCATTCTCCCTGGATAAAGAGATCCCCGTTCTGAACAGTCCAGCAAGTCCCTTTCTGCCCTGTCGCAAATTGATCCGCAGATTTCCAGTCTGCACACTGATCAAATGGGATGCGGATCATATGCTCGTCCGAGCTGATCAGACCACCCTGCGATGGCGTGGTCTTCCGGCTGACGTGATACCATGCCAGGTCAATCCGGTGCGGCAGATACACTATCTTTTTCTGCTCCTTATCCGGGTAACGGTTAAAGAGCGTGATCACTGCATTTGTAAGCATCACAATATCCCACCTTCCTGGACAACCATCCCAGCGGAAGCAGATACGTCCGTGCAACTTCGTAAGCTTTGCGGGATGCGACCGCTTCTGCCGTCTCTCCGTCCACCTGCTCGTTTACATAAGTCACACTGTATCCGTCCGTATTTTCCGACTTTACAGATCCATTTCCCTGCTGATTTTTCAGGTCGCAAGAATAATAAATCTCTGCAACTGCACATACAGCATCTTTTACGGTATCGTTTTCACAAGCAAAAATATCTCCGTGCATATAAGTCAGATGCCTTATATAGGCTTCTGCTTTTTTTTCTGCTTTTGCAAATCTTTCAAGTGGAATCAGCTCACCACCATATTCAGACAAATAATAGAAATGATCCGCATACATATTGTCTTGCTCCTTCCTTATTCTCCCGCTTTCAGGATCGCAAACGGGCATCTCTTGGTCTTATCTTTTGCAAGAGCATTGATTGGATTCGGGATTTCCCATCCAAGACGCATCACCGCACGAAGAGCAATCATATCATTCTGCATCAGGTTGTATGCGATAGTGCCATCTGTGTTCTGAATCACACCTTCCGTGAACAACTTGAAGGTAATATCCTGTCTGATGGAATATACAAGCTGAGAGAAATCTCCTGAAATCATCAGTGCCTTTGATTTGTCAAACGCTCCGTTGTTTGGGAAATTCATCGGAGAGCCATCTAAAGCATACTGCGTTGTTCCCTGCAGATCCTGTTTGAACAGCGGATCACCATTCGCATTCTTCAATCCCCTGAGCTTTGCCCTCATGGAGATATCTGCCATGTGACCATTCACAAAGTAGCCGGATCCCTCGACTTTTGCGATGACACCATCTTCTGCCATAATCTTGTCATAAAGGCTGTCAGATGCTCCGAGTGTTACGACTGCACTCGCCTTTGTTGCAGTTGCAACAACATCTTCTCTCCATGTTGACGGCTTATTTTCTCCAAAAAGCACCGCTCCATCAATGACTTTTCCAAATGCTTCTGTTACTCTTGGCTTTACTTCTGACCAAATATCGTATTCTGAATCATCCAATACAGCTTCTGGAATCGGAACAATTACCGCAATTTCTTCTGCGGTGATAAATTTCTTGTCCCATGCCTGCTTTGTTGTTTTCTTCTGACCGTTATCGCCGTTTACAAAATAAGCGATCGGCAGCATATCCAATACAGGCATCTTGTACTGCTTACTGGTCATATTTGCAAGCTTACGCCCTCTTGACAGAACCGCTGACTGTGCGATTGTTCCCTGGATGATCTCGTTGGATTCCTGAATCGGAATTAAAGACTCTGCCCCGCTACGATCAATGATATTTGTGTCTGCTTCAAACAATTTTAAATTCATTCTGTTTCTGTTCATCTTCTACCTCCATCACTTTCTTGCTGCAGCACGGATACGTTCATTGATAGAAGCATTCATGCTTCCACCAGCTCCCTCCGAAGAGCTTCCTGAAGACGTAGACATCCGATACGTGCTGCCTGTATATTTCGGATTTTCTTTCAAATACTGTTCTGCAGCTTTTTCAAATGTTGTCTTGTCGTTTACAAGCTTCGATACCTTGAACATGACATAATCAAGATCCTCTGTCTTCACGCCTTTACCTGACAGAAATTTCTCATTTTTCATCTGCCGAACTTCCTTCAAAGCGTCATCACGTTCTTTCTGCAGCTTTGCCGTGTCCGGCTGATTTGCCGCACGTTCTGCCTTGAATCTTGTAATTGCTTCTGTGACTTCTTCCTCTGTCATTCCCTGACCACGGAAAAAGCTTGCAAGAGCTGCACGTTCCGACTTGCTTGCCCTGGCACTTGCAATTTCTTCCAGCTGTTCATAGGTATAAGTTCCGGAATTGGAAGCTCCGGATGTGCTTCCAGCGGATTCCCCACCGCCGTTCCCAGTCCCGGCATTTCCACCCTGTCCACCAGAGCCAGCTCCGCTGCCGTCCTCGAAAAGCTGTAACATCATTCTTTTTCTCATTTCTACCTCCGTTTATGCTTCGTTGAGCTCCCGAGCTTTTAATGCCTTCACGTTTTGGGCAAAAGAAAAACACCCCTCAGGGTGTCTCCTACAAAAATGTTATACAATTATATTCCCGGTTGATATCTGTCAATCCGAGAAACCACGAATCTAGCAGCAACTTCCCTCTGTCAGAAAGCCGCTCCCATTCGATCACGGTTCTTCCGCTCCCGGTATCTGCCCTGATCCGGTCACCTGTCAGATCATTCAGCGAATTGATCAGGTTGCAGGTGAGAGCGGATACCGCTGCACATGCCCGGTCAATACCATCTGACCCTTTTCGGCAGGCATGGCCTTTTAATGCAAGCATGTCCTCTCGGACTTTCACCTCAATCAAACAATCACTCCTTTACATTTCCGGTCATTCCCCGCCGGTGGGAGATATCGGATCACCGCCTTTCTATGGATAGTCGTTTGCCATCATTTTCTCGAGATACCATTTTTTTAATTGTTTTTCATTGTCAATCTGTCGCTCTATCATTTCGATTTCGTTATCGATCATTCTGATCTGTTCTACAATGTATCGCTGGTCTTTCTCGTTGTCATGCCAGTCTAAAATAAAATTTACGAGAGTACTAAACTGCAGATTGATTGTAGTCCTATATCTTCTTAAAAAATCTGGAAATACTCTTTTGATAGCTATGTAAAGGTAATCACAATCCACTTCTTTTTTCGGTTCAAACACTGCAAATCGGCTGTCTATGTTCCCAGCTTCCTTGATCTGTCCGACGAACTCATCGACTGCACTCAATTTAATAAAGCATGTACCGGCTTTATATTTCTTTCCTGATACAGCTCTCTCAACAATGCACACTTCACTGATATTTCTTTTTCTGCATCTTAATTTCATGTCCAGCTCAACTCCAACTGATCATATTGTTTCTTTTCTGTTTTCCTTCTTTGCTTTGGATTTAAAATGATCTTATGCATCTCAATGGCATTCATATCCTCAGCGTTTCCAGTTAAATCCTGCAGCATTTTATATAGCTCGTCTTTAACTTTTTTCTCTTCTTCGTCAATTTCTCTAAGATTCGTCAAAATCTTTCGTACATCTGGCAAAGGTTCATGCACGAAGCTGTCTACATACCTTGGTATGTTCAAATTGAAATCATTCTTTTCAATTTCCGAATAACTCGTAATATGCGAGTATCTCTCCACTTCTTGTCTGTTTAAAAAAGTATCTACAACTTTACCGGTCTGCTGTTCTGTCATATCGTTTTGTGCAGATTTTTTTATGAAATCTTTGCTCGCATCTATAAAAAGTATGTCCGGAGAATCATATTGCAAAATTAAAACGAAAACCGGAATACTTGTATTTAAGAACAACTTATCCGGAAGTCCTATTACCGCATTGATTAAGCGCTCTTGCACTAACCATTTTCGGATATCTCCTTCACCTGCCCCACGGAATAAAACACCATGCGGAAGAATTGCGATCAGTCGCCCGCCTCTGTTTAGATGCTCTAATCCACGTAATATGAATCCATAATCTGCCTTACTTTTCGGTATTTTATGTCCCATGATTCTCATCTCATCCGCCTCCGGAAATTTCATGGAATACGGTGGATTCATGATTACATTATCAAAACATCCTGCTTCTTGTCGTTCCTGTAAGGATACGATACTGATACCGCCCCGCTCTTCAAGTAAGTAGGTTTCCTGTACTGTATTCCTCAGACAATCCGCCTTGCTTATCGTGCCTTGCATACCGTTCATACATGCGTCCAGAATGGCAAATGGAATCGTCCTTTCAGAAAATTCCTGTTCGTTAATTTCAATCCCACGTTTTAATGCAGCCATTTTACTCAGAGCTCCTGTTCCGGAACACATATCCAAACAAGTACCGTCAATCATTAGATCGGCTACAATAGAGCAGATGCAATCGGGTGTAAAATCTTGCTTTAAACTTTTTCTATCTCCCTGCTCTTCCTGGAACATATCCCGAATATCGCAAGAAATTTGTTCTTTAATCTGCGTGATAGTCTTTTCTGCATCCGGTGATAATAACATCTCCATTATTTTGTCCGGAAGCCGGTAAGATTCTTTTACGTCAAAAAACTCCTGAAGTGTCATACCACAACCTCTCCTCGCCTTAAAAATGGGTACAAAAATACCACTCACTCTCTCGAATGGGTGGTATCTATTCAATTTGTTTCATTTCATCTTCTATTTCTTCTCTTTTCCAACCTTCCTCTGAGAGAATATCTAAGATTTCTTCCGGCTCACACAATATCTCTTCCAATTTCCAAATTCTTTCACGCAAGTGTGTTCTTCTGACGGCAAATTCTATTTCTTCATCAGAATCCCCTAGCCTTCTAAAAACATCTTTCATTTCCTCATCTTCAATTTCCTGAAGTTTTTTATCGATATCAGGTGTATCTGGGTCAAACATTGTCATTATAATCCCTCCATGATTTCTTCGAGTATTTCACCAAAGATTCTTGCTGCTTCTCGTGGTTTTTTACTAGTCATATATTCAGAAAAACATTCCGCAAAGAACTCTCGCTCATTTTTGTAAGCGTATTCTGAAATATGCTTTGTGATGAATTCCTTTTTAGAAAAATCTAACGCATCGTTCAGTTCTCGTCCTTTGTAGCCCATTCTAGTCCAGTCTGCACGCTCCGCACGTGTATAATCAAAATATCCTAATCTTTGTAAGACTTCTCTCCTAACTGCTACGCTCGTCCTTGTTACACCATATTTTTCTATCTTTCCTCCATATATACCTTTCCATGTAAGGTAACCATCTAACTGATGTCCCATTTCATGAACGATTATACTGTCGGCGGTAGTTCCAAGTGGAGAAAATCCAATTTTTATATAACGCTCATATTTTTTCTTTAACTTTTCGTAATCCGAAAAATAGGAACTAAGTTTAATAACACCATGCATAGAACTGCTTGAGGCAATCGACTTCAAATCTGAATCATATATGATTTTATTTGTATATCCTTTGAGCTGCGGAAATTTGTCAAATACTTTCTTAATTCCATTATATACCGATTTTCTTGATTTTTCATCAACTTTACTGAAATCAATTTTATCCTTACCGATACCCATTACTTTTGATAATTTTGACTTTTCAAACAAGTTATCTGTACTGGAGGCTTTTATAACCATTTTTCTGGATATTTTTCCAGGTGCAACCCTGCCTTTCATATCCAAATAAATTCTTTCACGTTCCTGTTTAAGTCCCATTTTCTTCGAGAACCTTGCATACTCATCTAACTGTCCTTGGTACTTACATCGAGCTAACATAACATCATCCGGATCAGCACCGCCTTTTTGCAATAGCTGCACCTTTTCACGCTGTGCCCGCAT